GGATGGAAGAAACGGGAAAGACGGAAGCCCCGGGAAAGACGGAAGCCCGGGGAAAGACGGAAGCCCGGGGAAAGACGGAAGCCCGGGGAAAGACGGAAAGCCCGGGAAAGACGGAAGCCGGGGGAAAGACGGAAGCCGGGGGAAAGACGGAAGCCCGGGGAAAGACGGAAGCCGTGGGCCAAAAGGTGAGCGCGGTTTGAAGGGTGAAAAAGGAGATACTGCTGATCCTAAACCGATTAGCTGCGGATTATCCTTGATTTTTAATCCTATTTCGTGCGTGCTCACGGCTAATTTAAGAGTCGATAAATGCTCTATCAGTACCAGTGTATCTATGCTTTGCGATATTCAAAGAATAATTAATGAAATTCAAAATACAAGTCGCGCGATTAGCGTGCAAGCAAGCGCAAATCACACTCAACATATTAGTAAATCTCAAGAAATCCTTAACGAAATCCTTAAACTTGATTTTCATTGCGACAATGGATTAAACGTGACTTTGCCTATTCTGAAAGGGATTGAAGTAAATGTTAACAATACTCTCAATTCAACTAATCAAATTAATTCAAATGTTAACAATACTCTCAACCTAACTAATCAAATTAATTCAAATGTTAACAATACTCTCAACCTAACTAATCAAATTAATCCAAAAATTGATATAGTTAACAGCAATGTCATAGATGTTAAATCTACTGTAATTACTGCTAATCAAAATATTTTATTGATTAAAAACGATTTATCGCTGGTTTCTCAGCGAATAATTAGTTTAATTTCAAGCGTTTCTCAAATTAGTACCGCTATTAATTCTCTTACTTCTTCGATTTCAAGTATTCAATCAACGGTTAATAATATCAGTTCAAGCATTTTTAATATCAATGCTTTGCTTGCAAATATTCAATCTAATCTAAATTTAATTTTAAATGCAACTAATACCACATCGGCTAATGTGAGTTTAATTTTAAATTTGGCATCAACTATTAATAATAATACCGAAAATATTTTAGAATGCTGCGAAGAAATCAAGGATTTACTGGAAGAAGACCCTCCGACCCCCCCGGAATTTGATTTTATTGATATTATTTGTATTGATTGCACTGATCCAAATGGGCCGGATTGTCCCCCAGATGCCACGCCGGAAGAAAAAGAGAGAGGTTATCGAGAAAGAGAGATTACCCTTGATAGTCCTATGGAAGCTTTGCAATTGCTAAATTCTCAAGTGGCTTTACTACAGAAAAAAATCTGTCCTGCCGCTGACGACGATTGTATGGTATTGCTTCCCGATCCGTCGCTGCCGCTGACGACGCGGGGGCATTATTTGTTATTTTCTTGGGTGTTAGAAGAAAATCCAAAAGTTTCCGCTTACCAGAATCACACTCAATTGAGAAATCCTGTAGATGCCCTGCGAGTTCCGGGTAATTATTGGAATGAATACTTTCAACCAATTTATAAAATCATCGGCAAACAATTCGGTAGCTATTATTCAGAAGAAAATAACCGAGAACCTTTAGTTAAAGGATGGTTTTTGGATATTGACGAAGCTAATAGATTTTTTAATCAAATGGGGGCTTTAAGTAAAGATACGCCTAGAAATAATGACAATCCTCGTCTTCCTATGATCGCTAATAGCACGGTTCCGATTGTCAACGTAGGTAAAAAATTAATTCTTAAAAAAGTCTGCTATGGCTTTTACAATGAAGGAAATTTCACAAAAGTGCATTCATGGCACAGACCCAAGAATGGCTAAAACATCGAGAAACAAGAATGGGTATCACTCCTACGGGGGAAAGTACGCTCATCCTTTTAGAACTAAAAAAAAATCGATATTTGCTTATCGCCCGCATCAAAAAGATATTACTAATCCGCACGGGGTGACGGTGTGGATACCTATCAAAGATTATCAAGCTTCTAAATTTGTGTCCTACGATCAGGTTTTATACTTTGCTCGCAGAAAATGGATTGCGGTGACTTCCTGTAAAAATAGACTTTATGTCTGTGAGATATGCCCCGATCAGATAAATTATCACTTAGAATTTGGTTGTGTGTAGTAACATCATATGTTCTTACTCTAGGCTAGTGTTTGCCCTCTCGTGAAAAAGCACCTAAACTAAAAGTATCGAGAGGTGAGCAAGCATGATCTTTCTTCAGGGCAATTCCAGCCAATCCTACAATCCCAATTCGGTGGTAATCCCCCTAGTCTCTTTAAGAGATTACGGATTAAAAGAATCCGACTGGGAAGATAATCCAAAAAATAGGCAAAAGGCTATTTTAGCTTTATTAAAGCTAATTTGCGCTACTCCTTTTGTAAAAGTTTTGGGATTGGAAAAACCTGCGAAACCTTCTCAGACCACTCCTTACCCCAATATTATCAACACCACCTATGCACTGACCCACATTTTACAAGGGGATTTATTAAAGAATACCCTATCGGATTTTGCGCTTCCCCCTAATGGGATAGGAGGCTTGAGATTAGAAGAAATATTCGGAAAAGCAGGGAAAACCAATAATTTGATTGTTCCTTTTGAGGATATTTATCCAGAAGGCTATCAAATTAGCGAAGATAATCGCTCTTTTTTCAGTGCCTTTTTTCGGTATTTAGTCTATAGCGAGAATATTCCTATCCGAAATTCTTCAAATCCATCAGCAGTAATTAAAAAATCTGCGAGCAATCCTTCAATAGATGATCCTTTGCCAGGCAGAAAGGTAGCTATTAAAATCACTTACTCTATCACTTTCCAGCAAATGATTACTCCGTCAGATATTCTTGAGCTAAATTTTATTAGTTGAGGTGAATTATGGCTTTAGTTAACGCCACTCGAATGCTTCCCAATTATACCGATGATTTCGGTAATGTATATACAAATTTAAACGTCAAATTCGGAGATGATGCCCCAACCGAGGTAATAGATGATTTGTATTCTGCTCGAACTGCTTTGATTAGCTGTGCGGCCACGAGCTTATTTTCTCCAAGAGCCTTAATCGCTACTTTCACCAATGGTACGATTCATAGATTTCCTTTAGGCTCCCGGGCTACTGCTGATATAGAAGAAGCCGTCCTTCTATTGAAAGAAAATGATGCTGTTTGTATCGATTTAGCAGGCGAGGGCTGGAATTTGGTCCCGCAAACTTTTTTCACGGTGTCTTTTCGACAGACTCCTTTTACTGATATTCCAAGCGCGAAAGTACAAGAATCGGTCTCTTTCGATTATTTGCCTGATATTCAAGCCTCCGGGAATGTGCGATTAAGCACTCGAATTGAAACAAATCCAACTACTTTAAATGGATGCCAAAAATCAGCATTAGACGATGTACAGGTTCAAGGCGGCGGAATTTGTTCAGGTAAATCACTGGGAATTTCTCCCAGAAAATATGTCATTCAAGCCTTAGCAAAAAAATCGGGAGAGGGAAACGATGTTAGACCTCGAAGAGTAGTAAGAAATGCTATTGTTTCCGCAAAGGTAGCCGCAACAATTAAAAGCGAAGTAGATGGAATCGCTCCTTGTGCTTATTGTGTCGGCTATCAAGGGGAGTCTGTCAAGAATGTGCATTTACTTTTTAATTAGCAAATAGTGGCGTAAGTGATTTATCGAGGTACTTATCAAAGCGATTTAGGCTTAAGCTTGGCATCAATCAAGCTAGAAGTTTATAGCGTAGTTAATAGTATTCGATTGGCCACAGAAGAAATTTTTGATGCTGATTATTTGCCTCAAGTGTATAAATCTCATGTTCAAATTGCATCCCCACGCTTTAACTTATGCGATTTTCCTTTAGGCAGAATCAGATACTCAAAATTATTTTACAATTCCACCGATTTTCTTCATGTAGATTTGCCTTTTAGTCCGGGTAGTAGCAATTACGATCAATTTTTTGCTGATATTTTTGCTAATTCTTTAATTGTTTCCGTGGGATTAGAGGGTGAGTTGATTTCCAATGATTTTTACTTTAGGAGGTTGATATGAATATGAAAGCTAATGTAATCGAAGGATCGTTCAAGTTCTCTTTCATTATTTTGCAAGAATCTCAATTAGGATCAATTGAATCAGCGTTAGCGGGTGTTTGTCCAGAAGAGATTTTTGACTTCCTGCGACAAGGGATAATTGTTAATCATTTCGAGGTAATCCAAGAAAGCAAAGAAGTCACGATAAATGTCGGCCAAACCAGCAGCGAGTTATCGGAAAGTTAAGCGGGTCGCCTTATTGTACGATCTAGATTTATTCAATAAACAGACATTGATTCGAGTCGATTTGATAATTCAAAGTGCGGATTCGATTATCACCCCCGTAGTTCCTCTTTATGAGGCTCGATTTACTGCTGATAATCCTAATGCTTTAGCCGCTAGAGGCTTTGATCCACGTCAGCTATCGGCTTGTTTTGAATCTTCCGATAAAGTAGTAAACAGAACCGTATTTAATCCTTACAGACCAACAAACTCCAATCACAATCAATTAACTCGGCAGTTATACAATTTGCCAGAGATTAAAACTTTAAAATATACAGGAGAAAGCCATGATCGAGACTATCAGCGATTTAATTGAGTTTTTAATTGTTGAAGTCAGCAACCAAAAACCATTAGGGGAAAAACAATTAGACTCTGATGAACAATGCCTTGAGATAGCCTCACAAATAATTAAAGCTAATTTTCCTAAGTGCCTAGAAAAATTCGTGAAAGGAGAAGAATGGAAACTATAATCATTTTTGATGGTGAAGTGCCGTCTAATCAGGTTATTAGAACTAATTCTTTTAAGAGGGGGCAGTCTTTAATTTTTGATTCTCCGGGATTGTCTAATGATGAATCTATCGAGTTTGGATTATCGATAGTTGGAGGTTTTCCTTTAATAGGAGTCACTAAAGAAAAAGTCTTGCCAGTCACCTTTTTAAATGAAATTTTCCATCTATTGGGCGATACCTCTTCAATTGCGAGCTTGCCTCGCGAAATTTCCGAGACTGAGATTGACTGTTTCTGCTATGTTCATAGCACCATTCCTTTTTACCTTAGAATTTATGTGATTAAAAGTGAGGTAACACAAGAAAAAATTTATCAAACTATCAAGGATTTTCAGCTACAAGAGACCATATCAGATACGGCACAAATTGTCAACGAAATACAACAAAATGCGGCTTTGGCCTTATTGGGCGCGGCTCTTTCGCCAATAACACTAGGAGCATCTCTCGCTGTTGAAGTGCCTTTGCTAACAGGTACTTCTGCTCTTACGCCTTTATTATTAGGAGGTATATAATACAATGGCTTTTACCCCTTCGGTTATCCCCGCCGGAACAATTACTTTAAAAGGATTTCAAGAGGATGGCATCCACAAGCAAGCTCAAGGGATCGAATCTTATATTCAATTAACAAATTACAATTTATTACAAGCTGATCAGGGAGTGGTTTGGCAGTTGCCAATCTACTTTCAGGTGCTTTCAATTTGGGTAAAAACTGCTACCGTTCCGACTCAAGCCGCAAAAATAGATTTTTCTACTAATTTAGTAATCTCTGGTGATAATTTTACCCCGCTCCTAACCCTAAATTTATTGGATCAACAGATTGACACTAACAACACTTGGGCAAATTACAAACCACCCGCAACGATAATTCAAAAGAATTTTGCACTTAAAGCCGAATCGAATGTTCCTACTGAAATCATTTATTTAATCGGGCGTGAATGCTGGGCTACATCAGTAAATCCATCACTTATAATCAATTAACATGATTATTATTTTGTTATCTTTGCTTTTTCCTTTGTTATGCCAAGAATGTCTAACAAAAATAAACTCGCCTTAGTTTTTATTTTTACTGGGCTATTGAGTGGAATTTTATTAAGTCTGGTGTTACCAGAGGGAAAGTTAGTTATTGCTATTAGTTTGCCCAGTGCTTTAGTTGGAGGAGGCTTGTCCCAATGGTCGTCAAATCAAAAGGAACCTGAAGAAAAAGATGAATAAACAAAAAATTAATTGGAACGATCCAACGACAAAAATCACGAAAATAAGGAGAAATGACATGAATTTCCTAACAGCATCCTGCGACACCCTTTTAAAAACTCATCCTGTAGATTCTAGACATCCTAATCTTCCTGCGGACTTTAAATCAATTGAAATCAAAGCGGGGCAAAAGATTGGATACAATTGGATTCGAGAGGAAGAAAACCATCACCTAATTGAAGTAAATCCACCAGTTAACAATCGATTTAATTGGTACATTTTCTTGCCACATTTTGAGAATAATATCGCTTCTCCTGTGGTGCGTAAAAATCAAGTTGAAGAAATTTTTGCCAAAAGAATTACTGATTATCAGTTTCAGGAATTAGATAAATGCTTAAAAAGATTTGAAATTACTACTATTCCCCGTGTTAGACATTTTTTATCTCAAGTCGCCCATGAAAGCGGCGGATTACAGTGGATGGTTGAACTAGCTTCTGGCTCGGCTTATGAGGGGCGAAAGGACTTAGGCAATATTTACCCGGGCGACGGACGTAAATACAAAGGAGTAGATGCAATTCAACTGACAGGCCGCGCCAACTATCAACTTTTTGCCAATTTCACTAATGATCCAAGGGTAATGGAAGGGTGGTCGTACGTCAGCAAAACATATTTATTTTTACCATCAGGTTTTTGGTGGTATAGAAATAATATGAATACACTAATTGATCAGGGGGCAACCGTTGAGATGGTATCCAAAAGGGTAAATGGTGGGTACAACGGGCTTGCCGAGAGAAAACGTTACTACGCAAAAGCTGTTAAAATTATATGAAACAAATTATCAGAAAAGCCAGTGCAAATATATTTCTACTTTTTTGGATTGATCAATTTGGCGATATGCTCCCAGATAGCTTAATCACTTTAGATTTTAATCCCGTAATCAAAGAGGCCAAGTTAATTAAAGATTTTGCGATTTGCCATTACCAAGCACGGCCTAAAGGATTAAGAAAATGGGGAATTTTCTATGCGGATGATTATTTTTCGGTAGAAAGAATTAATTCGGCAATTCCTTATGAATCAATTTTGCTAGATGAATCTGATCTTATTTATCCTCCCAATGCTGTGCTAATCCATCGAAGTTGCGAGCTAATTCTCAATCAATCTGAAGCTATTCTTAGATCAATAAATTAGAGATAGATTATAATGATGGTGGTATCATGAGTTTAAGATTATTTTCTTTTGGGACGGCTCCCTTGGCGGGGATCCGTCCTCATTATTATCTATATACTATCTATATACTATCTATATACTATCTATATACTATCTATATACTATCTATATACTATCTATATAC